ACATCGTTATAGCATCTGAAATAACTTGTGATGTTGCATTTTCTTTAACTACTAATGTATCTGTTATCAATTTGTGATTTGGAATAACAACTTTACCATTTGTTAAGCTCAAATCATTTTGAGTTTTTTTAACTGTTTTATGTTTTTCAAGATCCAAGATATTCACAACATAAAGTGGTGCTACTTTGTACAACTCAAAAAACACTTTTATCGCTTGCGAAATTGAAAAATCTAAGTCGTAAGTGTCCCCGAAATACTGAATAGCTTCTTTATAAGTTCCTAATCTTACAATCTCGTTCACTCTTCTGTTTTCTCTTTTTACTTTGTTGATTGGCGCAGTTCCTACAATAAAATATCCATAATCAAGCACTATCGGTAGTGAAATGTCACTCGATGTCTCAGTTTGATAAGTTCCGTGCTTATACCCCATTATTCAGCCTCCTCTCTTATTTGGTCCTTAATTTGTTGTGTTACTGTTTCAAGCAATTTTTCATTTTGTAATGCTTCACTAGCTTGATTAACATCCACCAAAGTTCTTTTTAAAAGCGGATATTTCTCAAGTTTTTCTTCAATCACTTCATTACTGTAGTAAATAACACCTTTAGTAAATCTAATGTCTTTAAATTCAAGCGTATCTCCTAAATAAATATATTGCTTTTTATCTTCCATTATTCCTCCTTCAAAATTTCAGGCTCAACAGGATAATCCCAAACTGTAAATGTGATTCTTGAAAATATAAAATCTCCAAACTCGTCACTATATAAATCACACTTAAACTCTTTATCTTCCCGTATTGCCCAACCTCTTTCGTCATAAACTTTAGTCAAAAGTTTACCTCTAATTTCTTCACCTTTGTAAAGATTATCAATATAATCTTCATTCTTAGTACCAACTATTATTTCAAAAGTAGCGTCGCAATCATAACTATCCATTCCTTCTGCAACTTGCCTAGAACTCAAAGCCCTTAATGTCACACAAGGAAAAAACGGCTTTTTCTGTCCTGTATTTTTGTCAATTTCACCGTATCTCCTAACTGGCAACGCCCCTCGGAATATCTGATAATCAGTATCTTTAAATTCTTCACACAAAAAGTCGTATAAACTTTTTTCAATCACTTTAATACTCATAAATTACATTGATAAGAGCCTATTCAGCTCGTGTTCAAACCTTTCATTTAATTTTTGAGACATAAATTCATCAAGATCAGGTAACCACGTTGTAGGTCCTAACATTTGCGGAGCAGACGGTCCATATTTTCTTTTGATTGGCAATCGTCCACTTCCTTCTCTTTCAAATGCCCCCAAACGACCATCTTTATATGCTATAAACGTTCTGTCATTTAGCATTATTCCATTCCCATTTTTTACTGTAGCCGTTACCGATGTTCTGCCTGTTCTTGTACTCGGATTCAATTGGAAATGGTCTAATCCCAAATAACCTCCATTAGAATTGATTTCAGCCATAAGCTTACCAGGATTAGCTCTTTTCATAGTCAATCCGCTTAATAAATCCCCATATTTAACCGTATAGGTTTTAGTTGCATTTCTAACCATACGAGTCTTACTCATAGTTGAAACTCTATTCAAAGCACTTGCCAAAGCCCTTGGAGCTTGTTGTGGAAACTCAACAAATTTATTCTCTATGTCACTAAGGACACTTTCATCAAATTGAATCGTAAACATCTAAATCAACTCCTAATAATCAGTGAATCTATACAAATCAAGTTCATACATGCCAAAGTTCTCTTTACAGTTTGCAACTACCCATTCTTTATTGTCAAAATCTATCCTCATATTGCCTTCAGGCTTATACTTCAAATATTTTTTGTCAATAAACACCGTAATCCCTTCCTTGTAAAATCCACTTTCTATTGTTAATTTCCCGCTAATTTCCTTTTCCTGAAAACTGTCCTCATCTGTCACACAAACAACATCAGTACCATTCAAATTATGTGTTTCACCAAACTCTTCTGAATTTAAAAATGTATTTTGTATATCATTTTCTAAAATATCTTTAAAATTCATGTTTTTTTACCTATTTTTTCTTATTTTTTGTATCTTTTTTGTCTGTTTCTTCAGTATTTTCTGTTTCAATTGATTCTTCAGACTTTTCAGTTTTACCGTTTATTTCAGCAATAAGCCCTCTTTCGAGACAACTTTTTATTACTGACTTTTCTTGTATATCTACTTCAGCATCTACTTCATAACTAATTCCGCCATAAATCATAGGTTTTAATGTTCTGAATTTCATCATTACCTCCTATTTAACTTTCAATATTTTTATAGCTTCAATATCATACACTACTGGTAAAGGTCTTGATTCTGTTCGGATTTCTACAGTATTTGATTTTGAATCTTCATCAGTGAATACTGAACGTTCTGCTACAATAATTCCTTGTTTTACATCTGCTGCTGGTCCGTACATAATTTTATTGTTGCTTGGTGCTAATAGAACTTTCCCTTCAGGAATTAAATCTTTATCACTATAAGTTTTACCATCAGCATTTAATACAGAGTATTGAGACTGATAAGAATAAATCGGCAACCCAAAAGGTGCTATTGTTCCAATATAAACGGCTCCTGCTGCTGTTTCTCTTGGATCTACTTTTCCTACGTTATAATTTTTTACATCCAACAACTTCTGAATTTTTTCATTATCTACAAATAATTTTGCTGCCACAGGATCCATTAATATCATTTCAGGTCTTAATCCTGTAACTTTCCCGATTTTTGTTATAGCTGCCTGTAAATCTCCAATTATATCAGCATTAGGTTGAGTCCATAAAACAGCTGGTATAATTTCTTCAACCGTTCCAAATTTAATTTCCCCTTCTATTCCTTCACCTTTTACAACCACTTTTCCATCAAACAACGCTTCAGTACACATTATTTCTTCTCTTCTTGTAATTTGTTCTTCAAATTCTGCAAAAGATTCTGCGAGTAAGTCTGCTTTTCTTTCCTCGGGACTTTTCCCACCATAAATTGTTTCCCCTGCTGTTTTATTAAAAAACAATTCAAAAGCCGAAAAAGTTCTTTTTGGTGCTACCTTTGGAGCTTGAAAAAATTTACTTTCATAAGTGTTCTTTACCATTTCTGTTCCTGGAATAAATTCAGATACATAAGGAGCTACAAGTTGTCTTCCTTTTCTAAATTCTATTTCCATTTTTTGATTTTCTGATGTTTTCCTATTTTTAAAATAACTGTCTTTTATAAATGATTTCGGTCTAATCACATTCTGGTCATACAACCCAATAAATTCTATTACTGCTGGCATTATTCCTTACCTCCTAATCCTTTTATTACAATACCTTTATCTCTAGCTGCTTTTGTAAAATCTGCTTTTTGTGTACCTGCTTTCACATTTAATCCCTCAAAAATGAATTCCCCTGAAATAGCTACAGTTGTTTTAGTTTTCACAACTGTTCCGTCAGCATTTTCCATAACTATTCCAAATAAATCAGTTCCATCTGAAAGTTCAGCAGTTGCATTTACAGCATCACCTCTTTTTACACTTTTACCTTGCTGCACTTCAAACTCCATATATCTGTGTCCTGTTCCGCTTAAAAATTGTTCACTGGTATATTCATTACCTTTTGCTACAAAATCCATTTATTTTCCCTCCTCTGTTTTTTTATTCATTTTAGAAAAAATAGTCATAATATCAAGTCCCATAAACCGCTTTTCTTCTTCTTTACCAGGTGTTGTTCCATCATTCGCAGCTGGTGGTATGAAATTATCTTGACTTTCGTTTTTAATTTTTTGCAACTTTTGAGCTTTTTCTTCTTTTTGCTTTTTCAAAATATTAATAGCCAACTCACTAGCTGACATAGGATTAACATATTTAGCATTTTCTATTAATTCAGAATAATTATTGACTCCTATATCATCAATAGCTTTTATTCTTTCTCTTTCTTCCTCTTTTCCAATTTTCTTCCCCTCATTTAATACATAATCATACAAATCAGAAAATTGGTTTTTTAATTCCTCTAAAGTCATTTTTACCTCCTTAGTATTTTTTTTATTATTAATAACTACACCTTTTGCTTTTCTAAAATTTTTAAATTTTGAAATATCAAAAGCCATGTTATTTATAATTAATTTGTTTTCTACAAATTCTTTTCCTACTTCTTCATCCACGATTTCATCAACAAATCCATATTCCTTAGCTGTTTCTGCATCCATCCAAGTTTCATTATCCATCAATTCAGATAAAGTTTCCTTATCAGTTTTTGTTTTATTTAAATATGTTTCAATAATACTGTTTTTAACTTTATCAAGCATTTCAACAGTTTTCTGCATTTCTTGATTATTCCCATAAGCAAAAGTAATCGGATTGTGAATCATAAATAAAGCATTTTTAGGCATTCTTACAGTATCACAAGCACTTGTTATAATAGTTGCGGCACTCGCTGCTAATCCATCAATATTTGCTATCACTTTAGCTTTGTGATTTTTAAGGGTATTTGCTATTGCTACAGCACTGAATACACTTCCACCTGGACTGTTTATATGTAAAGTAATATTTTCCACATCTCCAAGGTTTTCTATATCTTGTTTAAATACCTTATCGGATATATCATCCCAATACTCATCACTTCCTATGCTTCCATAAAGTATAAGTTCCGCCGTTTTTTCTTCATCATTCTTCACTAGATTCCAAAATTTTTGTTGTTTCGGCATTTATTACCACTCCTTTCTCTTTTAATAATTTATTTTCTTTTGCTAAAATTCTTACATTTTGTTCAAAATCTCCACCATTAAGCTCCGCTGTTTCTCTAGTTCTAGTCGATAATCCATTATTAATTCTTATAACAGCAGCATTAGCCTCTTTTAATGGGTCAATTTGTCCTTGACTTGGTCCGTTCCATTGTGAACCGCACCAGGCTTTATCTATAAGAAAATCAGTTCCATAGTTTTTAAGTTCTATTCTCCCTAACAAATACGCTTCATTTAACCATTCTTCATAAATTGGTTGAGTGAAGTTTTCAGAAAACCATTCTCGTCTCTTTCTAAACATTTTCCATGCTTCTAAAAGTGCTGCACGGCTTGCTGAATAACTTGCCGTAAAATGCTTAATCAAAAGTTCGTACGGAACTTCTAAGGCACTTCCTATTTGTCTTAAAATACTTGTCACAAACGGGTCAAATTGTGCATTTGGTCTTCCTGGATTAGTAGCTTTTGCTTTTTCTCCTGGATTAAGTGAAGCAATCATTCCTGGCGCAAGTTCTATAGTTGTTTCATCTTCTGAATCTACCAACAAATCATTCTCAACCGCTTCAAGTTCTCCAACATCAGCTCCGCTTGGGCTATCAGCTTCACTTTCAATAAAAATTGCATATAATCCGCTTATAACAGCAGCCATTAATTCTGCTTCAGTATAATTTCCAAGCTGTTTTAAATTTTCAATAACTGGTGACAATATTGGGATTCCCCTTATTTGCTCAGGTCTTTCAGTGAAAAGAAGATGAATTATGTTTTTTTGATTCTCACTTCCATAAACTTTAATAAATTTTTCTGTTACTGCACCAGTTGCGTCCAATGGATGTTCAGATGAAACATAATAACCTTCAACTCTTCCATTTTTATCTATCTTTACTCCTTCAACTACACTTTTATCCGAAATCATATTATTAGGAGTATAAATTCTATCAGGCTCTAAAATTTCCAACTTCAAACTATACGGATTTTTAGGTGTTTCAAAATAATTTAATTTTATAAAGCACTCTCCATTTAGTAGCACTGTCAAAAATACAAGTTCTTGAACTTGATAAAAATTCATAGTTCCTAAATTATCAATCTTATCTTTCGACCAAAGTTCAAATTCTTTTTCAATCAATTCTTCTACCTTAGCCGCTTCATCATCACTTATCCCTATTGTTTCACTATCAATAGCCGCTTTTAATTTCAAACCACTTCCCACAACATTTGTATTAATGGTTTTCAATGCTCCAGTTGCAACAGAAGTTCCCATATATAAATCTCTTGAACGCTCAATCAATTTCTTACGATTTTTATAAATATCTTTTTTTACACCGCCCGCAGTACTCTGCCAACCTATCATTGCTTTTTTAGTAGTTGAAGCTCCGTGATTAGAATATCCTGTATTTAAAATTTCCAGTTTTCTTCTCGCTTTAAATCTTTCTACTCCTTTTTGCGGATTAAATACCGCCACTAAATTGTCAATTAAATTCATATCACACCTCTCTTTCTAACTTAAAGATTTCTAGGAACTCCTCTTCTCACTCTTCTTTTTCCAATACTATTTAATTTTTGTAATTCATTTTCCCAATAAGCTCTCCCTTTTCTTATTTCATCTATTCCCATTCGAGTAAGTTCTCTTGTCCCAATTTTGTAGCTTTTTCCTGTTAAAACTGCTCGTTCAGCTTTACCATATTCAACTATCATTTCTAAAATATATTCTCTTGAATAATTCGATTTTCCCATTTACTTAATTCCTTTCGACAGTATTTTTCTTCTTCTACTAATTCTCTGTGTTCTTAATCCGTTTAATAAATCAGTTGAATACCTAATGTCTAAATCTGGATTAGCAATTCTTAATGCAGCCTGTGCATAGTTCCTGATGTCCAAAGGCTCATTCCTTTTATCTCCTATTGTTTTCCACTCAATTTTAGCCTGTCCTTTACTAAATGTGACAACCTTTATTTCAGATGTAAGCCCTTTGAAGTAAACTTCATCATATCCACGTTTAGGATTATTTGGATAGTGCATATATTTAGCTCCTGGTTCCGTTACTTTAAGATTGCTCATTATTGTATCTTTACCAGTATTAACTCCTAAAACAAATAAGGAAATTCCTCCTTTATTATTTTTGCTAGGTCGTGAAATAAGAGGTCTTCCAGCTTCTCCACTTCCTTTTATACCAAATATATTTAGTTGTTCCCTTGCCTTTACATACCTGTAAACGTCATCAGTATGATGCCCACCTGTATCAACACAAGCACAAGCAACTCTTATTTTTTCCCCATTCTGATATGAATAATCTTTCATCAGAACTTGGTCTAATTCGTTCCAAACATAAGGTAAAGCAGGGTTTCCCATTATCACTTTATAATAAATCCCCCAGCTTTCTTCACCTTTCGCCCATCCAACGATTTCAACCTCAAGTCTATTGTCTTGAACATCGACACCAGCCGTAAGCACATTAACCCTGTCAGGGATTTCTACTTCCTCATAAGTTCCATCTTCATGATTCAAGTATTCTCCATAATCTTCAGCCCTTGCCTGTATTTCCTCAAAATTAAATCTTTCAACTTTTTCTTCCCAGCATTCCCCGAGAGCTGTATTGACAAATACTTTCATAAGCTGTTCATCACCTTTTGCCGCTCTAAATTTACGAATTATGCTAGCCCATTTAGTAAACGGACTGTATAACTCCGATACATGAAATCCTCTTGAAACATGTGGGTCTACATCAGGATTAGTACTTCTCCATTCACCTTTAATAAGATTTCGTTTCCATTCGTATTCGCTCGAAGTTTCCATGCATTTCTGACATTTATGTGTAACATCTTCAAAAATAATATTTCCCCATTTCAAAGTTTGCATTTCACCACATTTTGGGCAAGGAATGTAATACTCATCTTTCGAGCTGTTCTCATATTCAAGTTCTATTCTGCTTCCGCCTTTGATTGTTGGTGTACTTGTCAAAACTATTTTACTGTTTGGCCAAGTTTTTACCCTTTCGATTGCCAGATTTAATGGGTCTCCCTCTTTTTTAGCACTTCTAGGGAAACGGTCAATTTCGTCCGCTAATAGAACCCTAATTGACCTACTTGCCAATTCTGAAGCTGAATTAGTCCCAGTTAAAACAATGTATCCGCCTGAAAACTCTTTTTGTCTTTTCGTATCTCTAGCATCGGAACTCTCAATAACTTTACTTCTAAGTTGCGGGGTCGATTGAATCATGTCATTGAGCCGCGTTGTTGAAAAATCAGCCGCCATATCTTTCGTGGGCATTAAAAACATAATCGGAGAAGGTTCGTAGTCCATAAAATATCCAACAGTATTCATAAGAATTTCTGTTTTTGATAACTGAGCTCCATACATCATCACAACTTTTTCTGTATTTTTATCAGAAATTGCCCTCATTACTTCTCTTTGAAATGGCACTCTGTCAGTTTTCCATTTTCCTGGAATTGCTGAACTTTTAGTTGATAAAACTCTATACATATCCGCCCAAGTATCAATTGTTAATTTTGGCGGTGGCTTTAAAACCAGGGCAATTTTTTTAAATAATTTAACT